ATGACCTACTACCCCACGATTTTTGAGAGTGCCGTTGGCATTGATGCTGCTGGAAAGGACTGGGATTTCCTAGCCAATTACCTGCAGTCTAAATCCGGCGGTGAGCGTTGCGGCGATGGTGATCACAAGGATTATGACATGGACATCAGGCCAGACTTTTCTAAGCCTTCTTTTGAGATTCTCAAGTATATGCTGGCCAAGGCAGATTTCCCTCAGGACCTTTTGGATGCGTATGATGGTTTTTCAACCGAGTGCATTTACCCTGTTTATGAGTCTGCTGGCTTCATATTCAAGGCCTTTGGTTCCGGTCCTTCTGGGCACCCTCTCACGGTGGTGATCAATGGTTTGGTTGGATGTTTGTATCTTCGATATGCATACTATTCCATGCACGCTAAGCAATTGCCCCAAGGCCAGGTCATGAAACTTGGCATGATACCATATTTTCACGAAATGGTAGCCCTCATTACTTACGGTGATGACAACAATTTCGATACCCATCCTGATGAACCACTCTTCAATATGATTAGTGCGCATGATGAACTTGCCCTTATTGGTATTAGTTATACTGATGCCAACAAAGAAGTTTCTAAAGTGCCATTCAAATCTATAGAGGAGATCAGTTTTCTGAAGCGCAATTTTCACAAGCATCCCCAACTTGGTGTAAGAGTTGGGGCGCTAGATTTGGATTCAGTCAATAGATCATTGCTCTTTTGTAAAGGACTTCCGAAGGGCTCAGTCGTCTCAATGGCAGAAATCACAGCTGGTAACATGGCTCAAGCTCTCTCAGAGGTCTATCTTCATGGAGAGGAGGTTTATGAGAAGTATGCGCAGATCTTCATACCCCTTCTTGACATCAAAGATGATGAAGGCTTCAAAATTTGTGATTATTATCGACCACCATCAGTGGAAGATCTCAAGGCACGTTATGAGGCAACTGAGTGTTGCTATCCTGAAGCTCTGGCAAGGTTGAATAAACCTCGAGAGGCGCAGTCAGGTATGTGGTTGGACGACATGGATGACTCGACTGAAGAAGAAGAGTCGAGTGATTCCGAAGAGGATTATGGTTTGTATCCCCCTTCCTATGTACTTTTACGGCACCTTCGGGACTTCTATCATGGTCATGAGTATATGGAACACACTCTTCCGTACGAATTCTATGAGTACCTTAGACTCAGTTACATTTCAGAAGATGATAGAGCCAGATCTTATTATGAGTCAGCAATCCTCTATTGCGTTGAAAATGACACCCTGCGTGGCCCCACAAATGAGTTTCATGCATCAAGAC